TGAAACTAACTTAGTAAAAAAACATATAAATGAAGAAACATATATATTTATTGTTCAATATGATAATATTGGACACTTTTTTCACGACCACTTTTTTTTATTTTATTCAATTTGGAGAGAAAAAAAGCGAAAAGTCTTAGTTTATTTAAATAATAGTTTTTATTTTGATTTTATAGTTTCAACATTAGGTAATGAATATGTAGAAAAAATGAGTGAAAAACATTTATATTTTGGAAAAAATATATTATTAACTCCCGAACATAGACCAAGGGATTTAACAAAAATAAAAAATTATAAATTATTGTTAAAAGAAATAAAAGAAAATTGTTTAAAAAATAATAATATTATTGAAGATAGACATTTGAATGTATTATATGGAAGGCAAGATTTAAATAGAAAAATTTTATTAAATATTGATGTTGAAAATTTGCAAAAAAATAATATAAAGGTTATAGATAATTTATCACAATACACTTTTAAAGAAACTATTGATTTATTATCAAAATGTAATAACTTTATTTTTGTATTTGGTGCTGGTATAACATATGAATTATTCCTTAAAAATGTTTTAGAGATACATCCAAATTTAAATGATTCTTGGTCATCAAAGTTTGGATTATGTAATATATGTAATTTATCTATATACGTTTCACATAATACTACCCCAAGTCTTTTTAAAAAAGGACAAGAAAATAAAAGATTAGATGATAATATATATTATGATAATGATTTACATGAAAGTATAATAAAATTTACAAAAGACAATCATTTACAATAATCCCGTCTTAAGGAATAACATAATCAACTAGCATTTTTCTCTGTTCCGATGCATTTCTCCATTCTCCACATTTTATATAATTAGGCAACTCCACTACATCCATATTTACACCCCAATTTCCTTTTGGCATCTCTTCTAATACATATTTGGGTATATATAAAAATTCTAGTTCTTCACTAAGAAAATATGCTAATAACCCAAATGTACCTGGTCCTATCCCAAGATATTTACTACTACCCAAAATACTCATATCATTTTCTAAACTACTTGATATAAACTCCACATTATCATAATTTAAATCTCTTAGACCTTTAATGCAAGGATTTAAATTGTCCTCAAACACAATTGTAACTTTATCCCAATTTTTACTCTCAATCATATTTTTATAATAAATTAATGGTGGTGGTAGATATTTTGGATGAGGAAGATTATTAAATGTATCTCCACTTCTTATATGTATATTTAATTTATTATCTAAACATTTATTAGATTTAATCTTTAATATCGGTTTAATATGTTCTATAAAATACATTTTCATTGTTTCTGGACTTGGATCTGTAATTCCCAATTTATTTAAATAAAAAAAACTATTCTCCACATTTTTTTTATTTATATTTTCTATTTCTAATCTTATTATATTTAAATTTAAATGTACATTATTTGGGAATATAATTTCTGAATATCTATTTATATTTGCATAGTGTATTGCTCTTATTATTTGCATTATACAATTTCCTAATCTACCAGTCCAATTTGTAATTCTTAATATAGCCATTTATATTAAGAATTATATTTATTTTATATTCTTTTCATCTGTTATAATTTTAATATAATTTATTATTTAATTTAGATTATTTATATGTATCCAATCATCTAATTTTTTATGCCAAAAATCTATATAATATATCTTATTTTCATTTAATATCCCAGCAGAATAAGATAAACTACTTTTTGCCATTATCAATACCTTCGCTTTAACCAATGAATGATATGTTGTAATTAAATCTCTATTTAAGTGAAACCTTAGTCTATCATGTCCTTTTATGGAAAAATCCTCTACCTTTCCTTCAGAATATATATTAATAATATAAGTAGGATACTTAATTAATAATTTATTAATTATTTCTGTATAAAAGTTATCATCAGTGAATCTATCTATCTTTCCTGGACCAAATGTATTTTTTATAACATCACCTCTTCTTATATGTATTGCTATATCTATATTCTCTATATCCGGTTTTGATGTTGAGTAGTAATAATTTCTAATTATATTAATAACTTCTTTAGTATAATAAATACTTGGATTACTTGAAGTATGTACTTCATATGAAAATTCTTCTTTAATATCTATTGATTTATTGTCATTTTTATTTTTTATACCAATAAACTTATTTATTTCATTTATCTCATTTATTGTTTTCACATTATTTATTTTTTTTATAGGTGTATGTAAATATTCATAGTTTTTATATTTACATATAGCTATACCAGACATTATAGCTTGATACTGCGCTCCAAAACCATCAGTTTTTCCTGTTATAGTATATATTTTTTGCATATATAACCTATTTTTATTTTATATTTTTTTCATCCGTTATTTTTATCCACTTCGGTGGACATAAATCCTTTGTATCATTTCCCTTCTTCGCCGGACCAAACCACTTATCCGGATAGCATACTATCTTATCATTATTTGGATTAAAATATGCCCCCCACCAACTAAATGAACTATTTGATATTACATTATGTGTCGATGCACTCATTAACAGCATCTGTTCCCAATCCGACATATCATCTGATGCCTTATGAAATTGTAAATTTGGTAAATGTCTACGTATATAACTTATCCTTTGATCAACCTCTTGATTATCCTTTTCTTCACAGTAATATATTATATCCCAATCATCCTTACCTGTTTTCTGTATTATATGATTTATTGCATTTATATAATACTGATTTTCCATTATTAACCAATGAAATTGATGATACTTATAATCACCTATCCTAAAATGCAATGATATACTTTCTACCAATCTTAAATACTTTCCTCTTACAACCTGTTGCAGTAATTTTATACCAAACTTTTTCATTATAGCTTCATACTCATTCTCAAAATATTTATATGACTGAAAATACCCATACAAAATAAAATTATCCTTATTTGGTATTTCTTTATAATGAAAACCCTCCTCACAATGTCTTACCAATGACCCTGGTTTTAACTTTTCATTTAAATATTTAAAATCCTTTAACTTTTTAAAAAGGGTATCCCAATATGTAGGACGATCTGCTACATCCCATTTGTATGTTGGAATCTCTAACTTTTTATCATATTTTATACTAAATGATAATGCCGTAAAAAGTTGAAATAACTGATTTCCTAATCCACCTTGCAAAAATACTGAAAACATTTATTATAAAAAAATAGTCATATTTCTTTATAATAAAATTACCGCATATTTATTTACGCTTCCATGTTAACACTCTCACCCATCGTTTTATCTTCCTTCGGTATCAATCCTTCCATTCTCATACTTCTAATCAATCTTGTTACTCCAATACCTCCACCCGAACGTTTAAAGAAATCAAACATAAAATAATCATCTAATTCTTGTTCCGTTCTACATTTTCCAAATAAATCATATAACTTCTTTTTATATCCACCATCTGAAATTGTCTCAAATCTTTCGCGCATAATATCACGATCCGTTTCGCGTTCCGCCGAACCAATCGTTTCTTGTCCGCTTAAAATTACATCTACCTTCTTAGCCATCTTTGTGTTGTGGTCACGTTTCATATTCCAAAATGGACTTGTGAATTCCGGAAAATTTGTTAAAAAATACGTCTCAGAAAATTCATCCGCCAATGCCTGCTCATGAACATGCTCTACCTCCTTGGTGTTATAATGCTTCGCTACATCTAAATAATTTCCTCTAATAAACTTCTCCTTATTGTAACCTAAACTTAAAAGTAAATCTTTCTCCATCTTAATTAAATCCTCCATTCCACCATGCATCTCAAATTCAAAAAGAGGAAAAATTAAGTCATGACGCCCCGCCACCGGATTTGGTTCATGTCTGTAACTCGTCGAGCAACAGAAAAAACCCTTCGCCTCCGGTTTCTTCAATAACTCATATTCTAACCACATCTGACCTGTTTGCGGTAAAGGCCAAACCGATCCCGCATAATCAAAACTTGCAACCGTCCAAGGATCCTCGCATGCCGCTAAAATACTTAAACGATTCTGTGGATGCGCCTCTAGAAAACCCTTAGATTTGAAAAAATCACGTAATTTTCCTACTACATAATCAAACTCATAACTATCTATAATTAATGGACTTTCATATGGCGGACTCGCCGGTTTACCTATAATCGCCTGCGTCGCCTCATGATCGTCTCCTAATAAAGGTGAAAGTGCAAAACTAAACATGTTCTTTAAGGTTTGAAATAGAGAACTTGATTGCCCCATTTTATATTTCTAATATTTAAATTTTTAAGTTTTTTACTAATTGTTTTAAAATTCCGTAGAAAAATCAAATATCTCTACTTTTTCATCAATATTTTTATTTGCCAAAGCATATTCCCCAACACGCTTCTCAAAAAAATTTGTTTTACCTTCCATACTTATCATTTCCATAAATGAAAATGGGTTACTTACATTATATATCTTATCATAACCCAGTTGAACAACCAATCTATCTGCTACAAATTTAATGTACTGAGACATTAAATCACTGTTCATACCTACTAAACGACATGGTAATGCACTAGTTATAAACTCGTTTTCTATATCTACTGCCTCTTTCACTATCTCATAAATACGTTTTTTATCTAATTTCTTAATTAACTTATTATACAATAATATTGCAAACTCTGTATGTAACGCCTCATCACGACTTATCAATTCATTACTGAATGTTAACCCCGGCATCAATCCACGATTTTTTAACCAATATATTGAACAAAATGCCCCAGAAAAAAATATACCTTCTACACAGGCAAACGCCACCAATCGACTCGCAAAACTTGATCTTTTGTCTTGAATCCACTTTATCGCCCAATCTCCCTTTCTTTTAATACATGGAAATTCATTTAATGCATTAAATAGTTTACCTTTCTCCTCTCTATCCGATATATATTTTTCTATTAATAAACTATACATCTCACTATGAATTGTCTCCATTGCCGTTTGAAATGCATAAAACGCACGTGCCTCTGACACTTGAACATCACTCATAAATCTTGAACCCAAATTCTCTATCACTATTCCATCACTCGCTGCAAAAAATGCTAAAATCATTGAAATAAAATATTTTTCATCTGCATTTAACTTCTCCCAACATTTTAAATCCTTTGATAAATCTACCTCATCCACTCTCCAAAAACAATCCAATTGTTTTTTATACATATCATATATATCTTGGTGTTCTATTGGGAATAAAACATACCTGTTATCGTCTTCATGCAGTAGGGGTTCAATAATTTTAGTTGTCATCCTAAATATTATATATAATTAGATTTTATATCAATTATATATATACTTGTATTTAAGTTTTTGATTTTTTTTACTAATATATTACACCTTATTACATAACAATATTTTTTATTATGCTAGTTGTGATTTATAATATAAATATAAAATATTACATAATTATAAATATGGAAATTGCTAATCACGATATAGCTATTGCTAATATTAATTCTTCTGTAAAAAATGCTAACGCCGAATTTGTAAAAAAATTTAAAGAAATGAAAAGAACTAAAGATGAAAATAAATTATTAAATGTTTTTTATACTGACTATATCAAACACTATGATTATATTGTTAATGAAAAAATTAAAACTAAATCTGCATTAATAAATATTTTTAAACATTTAGAAAATCTAAAACAAAATAATGATATTACTAATGAACAACTAAAACTTGCAAAAAAAGAGCAAGTAAATGTATTAAATAAAATATATAATGTTAAGAATGAACTAGATGATATTATGTATTCATAATATGTATTTAATTAAAATAAATGATATATATATATATATATGGATTCAGAAATAGATGAACGTGCTCAATTAGAAAAACAATTAAAAGAATTAGATGATAGAGAAAAAGAAGAAAATGATGCTGTAATCGTAATGCAAAAAAATAGACGCCAAAGACAAGGCGAACCCACAACCATTAAAAGAGAAAGAATTATGACTAACAGTGGGGATAACGAAGATGAAGAAAAAAGAACCAATCTTGGATTTGAGTCATTCAAAAAACCTAATTCTAATGTAAGAGAAATTAAAGCCGAAGCACCAAAAATACTATTTGAAGAAAGAACTGACCAATTTAATAAATATCATGATAGCATTATAGATAAAATTAGTGCTATTAATGACATGAATGATGAAAATCTAAATCGCATCACACAAATTAGAGATATTACCGAAATTACTAGAATAATATTAGAACAAATAGAACTTGGTTTAAATTGGTTACTCAATCTTGTTAATATATTTAATGAAAGTTTGTGGGAATTGTTAGAAAAAATGAGTGATCTTCCCCCTGAAGATAAATCTAAATATCAAGAACGCCTTTTCGCATTAAAAGCCCAATATAATAATCTTTTACAACTTGCTGAAAATCTTTACAAAAAGTATAAGGAACTTGCCGCCGCTGCAAGTGACTCTTCTAGTGTAGAAGAAAATACTAGAGCACTCGAAAATCTTAAACAACCTATAATCGATGTAAATAGGTTTGCTGCAAGACTAGCAGAGAAAATTGATAATGAGCGTAGAATTTTATCCGAAGATCTAGGTGAAAAATTAGACGGTATCAATGAAAAACAAAAAGAAACTCTAGGAGAAAGGGTAGATCAACTATCTGAAGGATTAATGTTTGACCAGGATTCTTTTGATAAATTAAATCAAAATGTATCAATGGCCCGCGCAAAGGCAAAAACCATTAGAAGAAAAACTGAACAACCAGAGGAAGAGGAAGGCGAGGATCGCGAAGAAGAACCCCAAGTAGAAACTCCGGATTCTCCTAGATCAACACCTGGATCAACACCTGGATCCACACCCGCCGACACAACTGTTGCATCTACTGTTACTGACGATGAGGGGGAAGAGGTCGAAGGTGACGACGACGACCAAGGTGACGACGACCGAGGTGATGACGACGACCGAGGTGATGACGACGACCGAGGTGACGACGACGACCGAGGTGATGACGACGACCGAGGTGACGACGACGACCGAGGTGACGACGACGACGCAGCACCAAAACCTGCACCTGCACCTGCACCTGCACCTGCACCTCCACCAACTCCGTCGCCTAACACATTGGAAAAATTAGCAGAAAGAGAATTTACCGATGATGAGAGAACTCCTACTCCAGATGCTGCACCAGCGCAACAACAAGCGCAAAAAGATAAACCGACCCTAGAAGAATTAAGAAAATTAACAGAAAATGAATTTACCGATGATGAGGAAACCCCTACTCCAAATGTTGAGGATAGTCCACCTCCGACTCCGCGTCCAGGACCGGGTTCACCCATTCCCGGTGATGATTCCACTGCTACCCCTACCCCTGATGAAACACCAGAAGGGGAACGTCTTAAACTAAAAAAGAAACAACCCCAAGAACCTCTAAAAGAACGACCGCAGAGACCGTCTGCAATTCTTCCTGAAGACATCAGCAACCGCAATCCCAGACGACTACCCCCTTTAAGTCGCCCGCCGGGTGATTTCCTTTTTTCAGAGGTGGCGACACCGCAAGAGGGGGAACAAGAGGGCGAACCGCCCGACTCAGATAGATCGGATCTACCCGGTGCCATACTTCCGCAAACTCAGGAGGTGATTCCCGTTGAATCGCCGCCCGGCGATCAAGAAGTTCCTTCTCCGCCGCCGAGGAATTCCAATGAACCTCCCCTCGGCGCCCAACCTATCCCAGGTCTAACTGACGCTACTCAGAACCCAGACCAGGCCCCGGGACCTCGCCGACCCGGCATCTTTCAACGTGGCTTGCAACGAGCGACAAACTTTTTAAAACCGCCAAAAGGTGGTAAAGTAAATACCAAAAAACGTAATAAAAAATCTAAAAATAAAAAGACTAAAAAAAGAAAAACTAAAAAATCCACAAAAAAAAATCTTAAAAATAAAAAAGTTAATAAAAAATCAAAGAAAAAATCCAATAAAAAATCTGACAAATAAATAAATAACTACCTAACTCCGTTTTTTCTTTAGATGATTACGCCACTTTCTTTGAATTATCTTTAAACCTATTGTTTTTACTATTGCAACCTGTTCCAAACCCTCAAGTTCAATCATTTTAATTATTTCCAATTTATGATATTTATCATTTCCATAAATATCATCCATTTTTCGAATAATGTGTTCAACATTGTCCCGACTATATGTCTTTTTCCAACTATTTAAAGAATCTAGTTGACTATTCATTGCAATTTCTTTATATGTTTTATAACTCTTATTATAAAATTCATCCAGTTCTATATTATATATTATCATAAACTGTCCATCTATATTTTTTGATGTACAATTTGTTCTACCATGATGATAGTCCCAATAAAGTTCGACCAATCCTAGATTGTATGCCATATGTCTTTATTATAATTTAATAAACAGATAATTATCTTCAATTTTAATATCTAATTATAATTTAAATGAAACTCTATCAAATTAATTTAGTCTATTATATTTTTTTTATTCTTATTTTAATGTATT